GTGCATAACGCATCGACCTTAAGAAAGGCTCACATGATCTGTGTATTGAGATCCGCTGGCATGACGTGGGACGAAATTGGGAACAGGATGGACTTGTCGACTGCGCGGTGCATGCAAATCCATAGGCAGGTCGTACCACTTGCAATTCAGGTCGTTATCGCTGCGGGGTATAACGTCGAAAGGGGGATTGAATGTCAAAGATGAGCGTTGATGGTGCGATTCAGCGAATAAAGGGTGCGCCAACTGATTCGCCGATTATGGTGCTTAGAATCGACGGCAGCGACTTGGTTGACGCAGTGTTTGCGTCTACGGTCGTGTCGAAGGCGATGATCGACGCTTTTGATGATCGGATCATTGGAGTGTTCGATCAGACGATGGATATGGGAGCCATCAGGTCCGCGCTTGAGGCGGCTACCGTAGACTGATGAGGTACGCTGCCGAAGTGATCGAACTGTTGGCAGCGTTTCCCGGCCGCGAGTGGAAGATGATTGAGATCGTCAACCACGTCGCACGCGGACGGCCGAGCAATAAGCAAGAGCGCAACCGCTACCGCGAGGGTATCCGGCTGGTGCTACTCACTCTCATCGACTGCGGAGTGGTCATGCGCAAGCCGGCACGACCAGGCGGCACGCCGCTGTACATCTGGCGCGAAAGTGCCAAACGCGACGGGTCGAAAGTGATGGACAAACTGCCATAATCTGCCCGGGTCAGTGTCTCTACTGATCCAGTCTCCTCCTTGTCGGTAGTGCTTGCAGCCCGGCCGGTCACTCGATCCGCCGGGCTTTCTTTCGACCATGCCTGACGACCTAGCCACCCGACTCGACGCGCTCATTGCGACGCAGACGGCGCTGACCGGTGCGCTAACCGAGCTGGCCCACTCGCTCGGCCTGCTCGCCCAGGCGATAGCCGCCGACGATGAGGCGGACGAGGCGGGCCTGCCGGCGACGCTGGACGGGTGATGCCGGCGCGCGCGCCGATGCACAAGCCGCGGCGCCTCGAGGTGCGACGGCACGGCCCGGATCTCTCGAAGCCGTGGGCAAAGAGCGTTCCGCAGGTGCGGCTGTCCGGTCGAGCACTGCAGCGTGCACGGGCCGAGCTGTTCGCCCGCGAGCCGCTATGCGCGGAATGCAGGCGAGCGACGCCGCCCCGGGTCACGCTGGCAGTCTGGCGAGACCACATCGTGCCAGTGGCCGAGGGCGGCAGCGACGATGACTCGAACATCCAGGGCCTGTGCGACGACTGCCACCGCGCGAAGACGGCGCGTGAGTCTGCGCGCGGGTTGAAGCGTAGCCGGTAGGGGGGTCTGAATCTCTGGCGCTTGAGGCAGGGAAGCCGGGCGCGCAGTCGTTTTTTCGCACCGTCGATTTTGGGATACGAAAATGAGAGGACGGAAGCCCAAGGCGCCGGCCCTCAAGGTCATCTCCGGGACAGCCCGGCCGGACCGCGAGGCGCCGGACGCGCCGCAGTTCGAGCAGGTCACGCAGTTCCCGGACCCGCCGCAGCACCTGAACCCGGATGGCGCGGGCATGTGGGCAGAGCTCGGCCCGCAACTCGTGGCGGCGCGCGTGCTGCAGACGGTTGATCTGTACGCGCTCGAGCAGCTTTGCTACGCCTGGCAGCGGTTTCGGGCGAAGGCGAAGGCCGGCATGGACATCACCGCGGCCGAGGACACCGCGTTGAAGGCGTTGTTCTCCGAGTTCGGGATGACGAATGCGAGCCGGCGGCGCGTGACGGCCGGGCCCGAGGCGCTCAAGGGCAACAAGTTCGCGGCGAACGGCAAGCGTGACGCGTGACTACGTCGCGATCGCGACCGGGTACGCACGCGCGGCGGTCGCGGACAAGCGGGGCAAGCGATTCGGTCGGCTGCTGCGGCTGGGTGCGCAGCGGTTTCTCGACGACCTGAAGCGAGCGAAGAAGAGGGGGTCGCCGTTCAAGTTCGACGCGTGGCACGCGGCCGACGTATGCGACTTCATCGAGAAGCTGCCGCACGTCGAGGGGAAGTGGGAGACGCCCGAGATCGTGCTACATCCGTCACACGTATTCTTCCTGGTGAACCTGTTCGGGTTCAGGAAGCCGGACGGGTCGCGGCGGTTTACGTCGGCGTTGTTCGCGGTCGCGCGGAAGAACGCGAAGTCGACGCTTGCCGCGGCGATCCTGCTGTACTGCGAGTGCTGCGAGCGCGAAGAGGGCGCGCAGGTCATCAGTGCGGCGACCACGTTCCCGCAGGCGTCGATCATCTTCGGCGTCGCCAAGCGGATGGTCGAGAAGACGCCGGACCTGCGCGACGCGTTCGGGCTGGAGGTGTTCGCCAAGTCGATCGCGCGGGTCGAAACCGGGGCGAGTTTCAAGCCGATCCACGCAAAGGCTTCGACGCAGGACGGGTTGAACCCATCGCATGTGGGTCTGGACGAGATCCACGCGCACAAGACGCCGGACCTGCTGAACGTACTGACGTCGGCGGCCGGTGCGCGGGCCAATCCGCTGTGGCTGTACACGACGACCGAGGGGTACACGAACCCCGGGCCGTGGGGCGAGATTCGGCAGTTCGCGAAGCAGCTGCTCGAGGGCGTGTTCGGTGAGACGGCCGACCACTTCCTGGCGGTGTTCTTCGCGGTCGACGACGGAGACGGCGACTTCGACGAGTCGGCGTGGCTGAAGGCCAACCCGCTTGCGGACGCGAACCCGCACCTGCTGGCGGCTATCCGCAAGGAAGCGGTCGAGGCGAAGGCGATGCCGTCGAAGCTCGCCGAGTTCCAGATCAAGCGGCTGAACCGGCCGGCGGCTGCGGCGAATGGCTTCATCCTGTTGCCGAAGTGGCGGGCGTGCGACGGGCCCGTCGACCTCGACGCATTGCGTGGGGCGCCGTGCTGGGGTGGGCTGGATCTGGCCAGCACGCGCGACCTGACGGCGTTCCGCCTGGTGTGGAAGGTCGGAGACCGGCTCCTGACATGGGGCCGACGCTGGGTGCCGGCGGCGGCGGTTGCGCAGCGTACCGAGCGCGGCACGGTGCCGTATGCGGGCTGGGTGGCCGCAGGGTTCCTCGAGCAGACGGATGGCGAGGTGACGGATTACGCCGCCATCGAGGCTGCGGTGCTCGAGGCGTGCGAGCGGTTCGACGTGCAGTTGATCGCATTCGACGCGTGGAACGCGACGGATCTGGTGAGTCGCTTGCTCGAAAACGACGCCCCGATGATCGAGTTCGTCCAGGGACCGAAGAGCTATCACCCGGCGATGCAGGCGCTCGAGCGCGCGTACATGGCCGGCAACCTCTCGCACGGTGGTGACCCTGTGCTCGGCTGGTGTGCATCGAACCTTGTTGCGAGGCGTGACGCGAACATGAACATGGCACCGGACAAGAAGCGTAGCGCGGACAAGATCGACGACATGGCGGCGTTGCTGATGGCGATCGGGGTGTCGATGGGCGAGCAGAACGATGCCGTCGTGATCGAACAGGGCTTCGTGGTGATCTGATGCTGCGCGCATTCTTCAATCGGGCCAAGCCGGCGCGCGTCGAGCCGAGCGTTTCGGCCGAGTACGTCGACGTGCCGTCGTCGGACGCGGTGAAGATGGGCGAGTTCTTCGCTCTGCCGAAGACCGACTCGGGCGCGGTGGTCAACGAGTCCACGGCGATGCGTGTGTCTGCCGTATACCGGTGCGTGGGGCTCATCGCGGGCGCGGTGGCGACGCTGCCGTGCACGTTCTACCGGAGGACAGCGGACGGCCGCGAGCGCGCCAATCACGACTACTGGTGGCTGTTCAACGAGGCGCCGAACCTACGCTTCACCGCCGCGGCATTCTGGGAATTCTCTGTCGGGCAGATGCTGCTGCGCGGAGATGGGATCGCGTACATGGTGCGCCGGGATCGCTACTCGCCGACGATTGACGCGGTCATCCCAGTCCACCGGGACAAGGTGACGATTCTGCGAGTCGGCGATCAGCTCTCGTACACGATCACCGACACGCTGGCCGACGGGTCGATTGGGCAGTTCACGGCACACCAGGATGACGTGCTGCACTTCCCCGGCCTCGGGTTCGACGGGGTGTCGAGCAAGTCGGTCATCGGTTGGGCGGCCCGCCAGTCGATCGGCATCGCGATCAAGGCCGATGAGCACACCGCCCAGGTGTTCGGGAATGGCGCGCATCTGCAGTGGGCCGTGAAGGCTCCGGGCAAGATGTCCGCGGAGCAGAAAGACGCCTTCCGCGAGGCATGGATCGCCAAATACAGCGGCGCCGGGGTCTCGCGCGCGCCGCTGGTGCTGACCGAGGGGCTGGACATCACGCAACTGTCGATGAACGCCGTTGATGCGCAGCTGCTCGAGTCCCGGCGCTTCCAGGTTGTCGATATCGCGCGGGCGTTTGGCGTGCCGCCTCACATGATCGGCGAGACGACCGCAGCGACCAGCTGGGGGTCGGGCATCGAGCAGATGTCGATCGGCTTCGTGAAGTACACCCTGCAGCCTCACCTGGCGCGGATCGAGCAGGAGATGAACCGCAAGCTGTTTCCGCGATCCTCGCGCTACTTCGTCGAATTCAACGTCGACGGCCAGCTCTCGGGGGACTCGAAGACGCAGGCCGAGTATTTCGGCAAGGCTCTAGGAGGTCCGGGTTCGCAGGGCTGGATGACGGTCAACGAAGTCAGGCGCCTGAAGAACCTTCCGCCAATTGCAGGCGGCGACGAGCTCGTCCGCAGCTCCACTGGAGATCCCAATGCACCCAATGCAGAACCGCCTCAGCCGGCTGCTGGCGCTCAATCGTAGCGCGCCACGCGCCTACAGGATCGACGCTGCGGAGGACTCGGCGACGATCTATCTGTACGACGTCATCGGTTACGACTGGTGGACCGGCGGCGGCGTGACGGCGAAGCAGTTCGCGCGCGATCTACAGGCGATCAAGGCCGACACGATCCACCTGCGGGTGAATTCCCCGGGCGGAGACGTCTTCGAGGGCCGCGCGATGGTCTCGGCCCTGCAGTCGGTGCAGGCGAAGGTGATCGCGCATATCGACGGCCTGGCGGCCTCTGCGGCGTCGTTTCTGGTCATGCACGCGTCGGAGATCGAGATGACCGACGGCGCCTTCATGATGATCCACAACGGCTGGACGATCGCCCTCGGTGACCGGCACGCCATGCTCGAGACGGCGGCGCTGCTCGAGAAGATCGACGCCGCGATCGTCGACGACTACCTCAAGCGCGCCAACCTCGATCGGGAAACGCTCGCGGCGTGGATGGACGCCGAGACGTGGCTGACCGCTTCCGAGGCGGTCGACAACGGATTCGCCGACAGGATCGCGCAGGCGGTCGACGGCGCGTCTGCGCGCGCATGGAACCTCGCGGCCTACGATCACGCGCCGGCCGCGCTCACCGAATCCGACCACGAGGCCGAGCACGCGCATCGTTTGCGCCGCCTGGCGGTGGTCGAAAGTTCTCACGCGTAGGAATCGCTCCCGCGCGAGATGCCTGCCGCCTTCGGGCGGCTTTCTTTTTCCAAGGAAGGAACCTATGGAATCGATCCAAGCCCTGCGGGAGCGCCGTGCCGCGCTGGCGAAAGAGACCCGCAACATCCTCGACCAGAACCCGGGCGCGACCTGGAACGACGAGCACCAGAAGAAGTACGACGCGAACATGGAAGAGATCGGCCGCATCGAGGCCGAGATCGACCGGACGCAGCGCGTGCTGGCGCTCGACGCCGAGCGCCGCGTCGAGGACGCGATCAAGCAGGCGAACAAGGAGTCCGGCGTCGACGAGAAGTCGGTGCTCTCGGCGTGGGCTCGCGGCGGTTTCGAGGCGCTGTCGGCCGACCAGCGCCAGGCGTACCGGATCGCGAACACGATGTCGACGACGACCGGCTCCGAGGGCGGCTACACCGTCCAGACGGACGTCGCCAAGCAACTGCAGGACGCGCTGAAGGCGTTCGGCGGCGTGCGCTCGGTCGCGGACATCTTCACGACCGATCAGGGCAACCCGATGAACTATCCGACGTCCGACGGCACGTCGGAGGCCGGCGAGCTGATCGCGGAGAACACGACCGCGACGGCGGCCGACCCGACGTTCGGCACGGTGGCGCTGAACGTCTACAAGTTCAGCTCGAAGATCGTGGCGGTGCCGTTCGAGCTGCTGCAGGACTCGTCGATCGACATCGAGGCGTTCGTGCGCGGCCGGCTGGCGACGCGGATCGCGCGTGCGATGAACACCTACTTCACGACCGGCACCGGCTCGAGCCAGCCGCGCGGCGTCGTGACGGCGGCGGGTTCGGGCAAGGTGGGTACGACCGGCCAGACGACCACGGTCATCTACGACGACCTGATCGACCTGCAGCACTCGGTCGATCCGGCGTACCGTGCGCTCGGCTGCTCGTTCATGATGGCCGACTCGGCGCTGAAGGTGATCCGCAAGCTCAAGGACAGCCAGAACCGGCCGATCTTCGTGCCCGGCTACGAGACCGGCCGTCCCGGCGGCGAACCCGACACGCTGCTCGGCAGCCCGATCGTCATCAACCAGGACATGGCGGCGATGGCGGCGAACGCGAAGTCGATCCTGTTCGGCCACTTCGGCGCCTACAAGATCCGCGACGTCATGCAGTACACGCTGTTCCGGTTCACCGACTCGGCGTATGCCAAGCTCGGCCAGGTCGGGTTCCTCGCCTGGGCGCGTTCCGGCGGCAACTTCGTCGACGTCGGCAACTCGCTCAAGTATTACCAGAACTCGGCCACCTGATGGCCCGGGCGAAGAAGGCCGAAGGCGGCAAGGTGGCGGTGCGCGTGCTCGTGGACTGCTACCTCGGCCGCTGCGGGTCTGTGGCCGAACTCGATCCGGACGACGCTGAACGCGCCGTGTCCGAATCGCTGGTCGACGACAACCCGGACGCGGTGGCCTACGCGCTTTCCGAGCAGCACTGACGCCGTAACCCGAGAACGGCCGCTCTTCTGGGCGGCTGTTTTCACTTCCAGGGGACACCACACATGAAGACCTTCCGTCACATCCTCGCCGGCCTCGCGCTGGCGTTCGTCACTGCACTGTCGTTCGCGCCGCAGGTTCAAGCGCAAGCCCTGACGGATTACGCGGAAAATCGACTTGTCGATGCAGTATTCCGCGGCCAAGCGCTCGGCGCTCCTGCGACCTTCTACGTCGCGCTCTACACCGCGGCCTGCAACGATGCGGGCGGCGGCACCGAGGTCACCGGCGGCAGTTACGCGCGCGTCGCGGTCACCTCGAGCCTCGCGAACTGGGCTGGCACGCAGAGCGCGGGCAGCACCACGGCGTCGAGCGGCACCGGCGGCCAGACCTCGAACAACGCGGCGATCACGTTCCCCGCGCCGACGGGGAACTGGGGAACGATCACGCACTTTGCGTTGCTCGATGCATCGACGGCCGGGAACATGTGGGTGTGCCAGTCGTTGACGGCGTCGAAGAACGTGTCGAGCGGCGACGCGGCGCCTTCGTTCGCCGTCGGCGCGCTCACCGTCACGTTCCAGTGAGCAATGGCGGCCGCTCGCAAGCGCTGCATCAAGTGCGGGCTGTTGAAGCGGGCCACGTCGTTTCGGTTGCGGCGAGACAAGCCAGGAACCCGCCGCACCGAGTGCGTGGCTTGCGAGGGGATTGCGCGGCAGGCGCGGGATCGCAGGCCGTCGCGGAAGGCTCTTATCGCCGCCTACGCACTGGATCGAGAAATGTTGCTCGGCCTGCTCGAGGACGGGGCAGCGTTGTTCCGCGATGCGCTGCGCAGGATTGCGCAGCTTGAAGGGAGAGAGTCATGACCCTCGTCGAAGCGATCACGAACCTCACGAACCTCGTCACCCAGATGGCGCAGGCCCAGCAGCAGCAGGCGACCGGGATGACGGCGGAGCGGGCCGCACAGGTGCTCGCATGAGCCTGCTATTGCCACGTGGGCTGTCCAGTCGCGCAGGGGCTATTGCCTCGGTGGGCGCAAGTGGGTCAGGCGGCACGTCGATGGTCAACAGCGCTGCCAACACCAAAGGTGCGTGGCAGCAGTTGATTGCGGCGAGCGCACGCGATGCGTGCGGCATCGTCGTGATGATTCAGGGCAAGCTCGGATTTTCTTCTGCCGCGCATCTGGTGGACGTCGGAGTAGGTGCAGCATCGAGTGAGCAGGTCATCGCTGCAAACCTTGCCGCGAACACAAACAACTGGGCAAACTCGACGAGCTACTATTTTTTCCCGATCGCGATCCCGGCAGGGGCGCGCATCGCTGCACGCAGCCAGAACAGCTACGCGGGCGGCTACGAGGTCAACGTCTCGGTGCTGTTGCTATCGGGCGACCTGAGCACCGCGCTCGGTCGTATCGAGACGTGTGGCGCGACGACGGCATCGACGGCAGGCACAAACATCGACCCCGGAGCGAGCGCGAATACGAAAGGGGCGTGGGCGCAACTCATCGCGTCTACGGCGTTTGATTACAAGGGCGTCGTTGTCGGGTTTCTGGCGCAGGCCGGCAACAAAGCGGCCGACTTGCAATGGATGTTTGACATCGCGGTCGGGCCCGCGGCTAGTGAACAGGTCGTTGTGCCCGACGTGATCGCAGCGTGTGACACCGATCAACGAATTCCGGGGACATGCTGCACGCCGTTTCTTCCGGTGAGAGTGCCGGCCGGCTCTCGTATTGCTGCGCGTGCCGCTTGCAACTCGGCGGCGGCTGGCACGCGGACCCTCGATCTGATCGTATACGGAGTGGGCTGACATGGCGGTGAGCAACGCGGCGAGCGGCACGCAGAGCGCGACGGTCAGCACCGAGCACACGCTGGCGACAGTATCGACGGGTGGCGTGTTCGCGCTGCACGTCGACATTGGTGCGCTCGCTGCTGGCGAATACGTCGAAATCAAGGTCAAGCAGAAGGTGCTCTCCGGCGGCACGCTCCGCACGGTGATGTCGGGCATCTACTCGTGGCTCGATGCCGCGATTGATCCGGTTGTGGTCAGCGCTCCGATCATGTCGGATCAGGACTGCGTGGCTACGCTCAAGCAGCTGACAGGGACGGGCCGCTCGTTTCCGTGGGCGGTCAAGACGCCGTAACGACATGCACAACAGCCTGCTGATCCTGCTGCCA